AGGTCACCATTGAAATCAACTAATGGAAATGCTATATCTTCAGCAATACCATACATGACTTTAATATCATCCGGAGTGTAATTACCACTTGCTTTAGCAATCCTAATAAGAATTTCAAAAGCAGAAAGTATAAATATAGGACTCATTTTCTTATCATAAGATTTATAGTCCCCAGCCACAATTTTGTTGGTACCAAACTTAGTTAAATAATGGTACATTTCTGTCCATTCTCTCGACTGAGCTATGGTTCCTGGTGCGGCTTCAAATGTATATCTATTCCTCTGTATAACACGTATTAGTGATAAATAATATCTCCTGACTATTATAGTAAAATCGAATGGTGCTCCAGTAAAAACTCGTGTTTTACCTTCCTTAGCTTTATTAAAGGTCACTGGTTCATCTTTCAAATGAGCGCAAAAGTTAGGTTGCACTCTTTTTCCAGATCTATACGTAGCTTCCATTTCCAAAACTCTATCCATAATTTCCTTATCCACCTTCACGGGATCAAGATTCTGACCACGAGGTTCATCAGGTTCTAAAAAATACAATTTAGATTTTTTCCAAGGGTTTCCAGCACTTGTTTTTCGGTTAATTTTATCAACATATGTCACACCAGCAGCGCCGTTAATGTTAGTAAAATCATCATAAACTTCGGCCATGAGTAATTCCTTTTCAGGTATTTTACTAATAATACTATCAGTAAATTCATTGACTATCGTGTCTACAACGAAGTTATCTATATTTGTGACAGGTTCAACCATATCCATACAGGCTATACGCCATGGTTTATAACCAGACATCTGGGGCCTCGCATGGGTTAATTTGTAACCTTCTTTTGATAAGATTCCAAACATTGGTGTTAAACAAACTTGTGATTTGGGTTCCACCCTAAATCCTGTAAAGCTGCCATACACTGTTGCTGATCCATGTTCAATATATCTAAGTGGAGACTTAAAATGTAGTGATTGAATATCTCTCTTAACAGTAACAGAAGATATAAACGGAGAACCACAATCAAAAATGATTTGATCCTTAAGAACCTCTTCAAGAGTTTCTACACTAACGTCCAAAGCACAAGCTACATTTTTGTCGCCAGCGACATGGATTCCACAAATGACAGGTCCTGATGGTGTTATCATAATCCATGGTGAACCACAGTCACCCTTAGAAGTACCATGACAATTAGAACCTTCCCAAATTTTAGTTAATAAATGTGGATTCAATTTGGCAAACTTAACACTTTTAGATATCACCTTATGCGATTCTCTTACGTGTAGTTCTCCATCTTGAGATCTTACTAACATAAAACAGTTTCCTCTAGCATTGAATGAGGATTTATGGAATAAATTAAGTGTAGACCTAACAGCTGGTAAATTCCTTATTTTGAAAAATACCAGATCCTTATCAGGAAATCGTATAAGATCTGTTGAGTTGAGTTTGATCCTTATATTATTATTAACACCGTTCATCTGGGAACCTCTAATGATATCTATTTCAAAAGTGTCTTTATCTTTAAAAGCATGGTTGTTCGAGATATACCAATGTCCACCAATTCCAAACGCATTGTTGTTATTGATAGTTATATTCTCATCGTCAAATTGAGTTTTAATAGATAATCTTAAACAATTGAATTGTAGTTTCTCCTTGATCTGACCAACACTAAAATTTTTCCAGGATGTTGTTTCACGAGATAAATCAAAAGCTGATATTTCATAATCATCTTTATACCAAGGATTCACTCTCTCATTGTCTGGTTGAGGTGTCCTAAATATAGTTTCAGATTCAGCCGAATTGACTTCAGTTTCATATGTATCATCTTTATTTGATTTAAAAGACATAACACCCTCATATAATGTATAAGTAGCATATGCTCCTAATAATACACCAATAAAAGCTGTTAATTCCTTAGAATATCCTATTCTATTTTTTACATCTTCACCAATTTTAAACATTCTCTCTTTTGTTAACTTATACTGTCTCTTTAGAAAATACCAAAGTATACGCTCTTTAAAAGAGTATAATATGTAACTAAAAAATGTGAAGAACATTGTAATTTTTGTGTCAATCATTAAAGATTGATAAAATTCATCGGATTGGATCATAACACAAGAACACATAGTAGATGGAAGATTACAACATACATTATACTGAATTTTTTGCATCTTACTTAAAGAAGACATAACCTTAGATTGGTTTGCATTATGATCAGTCATAGACTTATTGAACCATGTAAGAAAAGTTTTTAAAGAAGCATTCTTAAGTACTGGTTCAAAACCTGCTA